TTAAATCTCCTTTTGTGCCGCGGCATTCAGAGTGTATAACTTCTGCTTTTTGCGGTTATATAACTTCTTAGATTGTACCACTCTTGGTCTAAACAGTAAATGTCCTAGCGAGAGGATTCTTTTTATTGGATTTTTTTTCTTTATAGACTTTTCCATGTGTTTTTGCGATTACTTTGTCAAATTTTTTCTTATCTGATGATCCTAGACCTGGTTCTAATTGTCTAGCCATTTGTGCTCTTGTTATTGCCATTATACTAAATCCTTTGCCTTTCCTATTATGGGTTTATATTTAGTTTTACCTTCTACTCTGTGCGCAAGTAAAAATTGTTCACGTCTTCCTTCAGGTATCCAACTACAGTGGATCCATCCGCTGTTTGGTTCTCCAGGCGTGTAGTACTCGAGGATCAATTGATCTGTCTCAAGGTTCTTTTTAATCCAATCAGCAACCTCAGCATTATCTACTCCAATACATTCGAAGTCTGCGGCCTCAGCTTTTGCATGCTGGCTGTTCCGACTCGATCCTATAGCAAGACACAAATCCTCTGAACGAAATCCGCTTGTCACTTTAACTCTGCCAAAATGATCTCGTACTGGCTGTAAAATATTTTCACATAAAGCTTTTAACTTTTCTATTTGACCTGAACTAGGATTGTTATTTATACCTTTACGGATTGCTGTATCCGATTTAATTAATTCTTGTAGATTGAAATTACGAGAAAGGTTCATTATTTTGATTCTATAACTATCTTATCAATACTTTCACTGCCGTCAATATTTATTGACATGTATGCTTCAACTTCACCACACATAAATTGTTTATTATCCATATTCATATTACGCGTTGCTTCACGTTTCATCTTTAAACATGTCCCCATAGATTCTTGAACTCTGTGTTCAACAAGCTGTCCATTTAAGAATAAACACAAAGCTATTACTGTTTTTGTCATTAATGTGCTCCATTGCCATTACTAAATTTAATATCTCTTGTTGAATCTTTCAATTTCTCTATGTCTTTTTTTAATTTTTCTATTTCTTTTTCATGAGCTTTTAACATCACCCCTGTATGAACATTATCTTCTAACTGTTTTTGCATTTTCTCAATTTGAGTTGCTTGCCATTCGAGAATCATGAACTGCTCTTGGTCTATGGGTTTTTGAACCGATGCTTCTAATAAGTCTTTTTCAAATAATTGATTCTTCGTTTCTAATTGATTTAATCTTTCGATTACGCCAAATGCAAACCATGCACCAATCACGATTGCTCCAATCAGGCCAATTAAGTTACGTAATGGAAGACCGATTGAAGTGTTTTCTGAAATTTTTACTGACATGATAGACACTCATCAGAACCAGAATCTAATTCAGCTAATGCCTCCTCTTTACAATCTTGACTACAAAATTGATCCAATTCGTCTTTTGGTTGAAACTCTTTTTTACACTGATTACACTTCTTCATCTCTTTTTACCTTTTTTCTTTTTGAATATTATACTATCAATCTTCACAAAGATCGAATCTATAGCTCCTAAAAATTTGTACATAAACCTATCAAACATTATATTTTTTGTAATCTAGGATCGTTTGATAAAATATTCTTTTCAGCTTTAGGTCTTGCGACAGAATCTTTGCTTCTCTTTCTTAATTGAGCTAAAGCAGATTCTTTTTTTCTTTTTTCGTCAAATTCTTTTTTTAAGTCTCTTAATAAATTCATAATTAATCTTCTTTCTTTTCTACATTATAGAACATTTTGTTACTATCGTCAGTAAGCCAGTCTTTATTTTCGACATTCCATTTTGTAGTTTGGACTTCATAATCTGGTACCCTGTTACCAACAGTGTAGTTAGGAGCATCCCACAAAATACGATTATTAGGCTGAGCTGCATAATTACCGTTATCAAGAGCCAATATATGTGCACACTTATGTTCAGCAGGAATTTCAGAATGTTCTGTATCCAAAATATTACTTTCGGGGTGACCCCAATCAACGGTAAATAGATATTCGAATGGATAATTTTTTTTATCTTTTCCATAATATTTTCCTCGTTTTCCTCTTAGAAAACTAAAGCAATGCACACTAGGATAATAACTAAAACTATTCCACAGTTGTAACTGGTCGATCGGCAAATCTGGCACCTCGGCTCTATCATAACGTTCTTGGAAAAACGCTGAGATAGGCAAACGCCAAAAGCACGCACCATTTGGTAGCATGATATTAAATAAGAGAGCACGGTCTGTGATAGACGTGACACTAAAGATACAACAGTCTTCACTTTCTCCTTGATGTTTTGATAAATCATATAAATACTCCTTCCTAATTTTACAGTATATTGGTGGTATGTCTGCATTCAAATAAGCCATTTAGCATTTCCACCTTCTCCTTGCAGCACATATTCTTTTATCTGGAGTTTTACTACAATTGACATTATGCATTTTCATTTGACCTGCTGATCTTGCGCAATATGACTTACGTCTTTTTGCAGCCTTACTTCCTTTTTTAACTTTACCTGTAACTGCTGTTTTTAACTTAGATCCAGGGTTCATTCTTCTGTACGCACGAACACCTGCTGCAGTCATACCTGCTCCAGATTTTGTAGACCTAAAGTTCTTTTTATTTTTCGCTGGCATACCGCCTTTAGCGAAGCCATCGATCTCTATACCTAAGTCAGCATAGTAATCCATAGATTACCCATCGTAATAAGCTGTTACTGCATGACACTCTGTTTCATTAAAAGTCACATAAGCACCGTCAGCAAATACTACTCCGTCTTGTGGAATGTTAATAGTAGTGTTGTCTTCAGCCACTGAAGTAGTTCTAATAGTTATACCTGCAGTTCCTGTAGCAGAGCCGTCTCTCACTTCTACGTTACCTGCAGTTCCTCCAGAACTTACTTGCATTTGTCTTACTCTAGTTCTTCCTGCAAAAATTGTTCCTGACACCTCTGATGTCATACCTAATGATACGTTTGCAGTTGGTTGTGCGCTTACTGTTGCTGAAGTAATTGTTTTAAAAAAATTTGTTGTACCTGAAGTAGTTGAAGCTGAACCTGGAAGTGTAATGATTTCTGTAATTGATTCATCATTTGTGTCAGTTCCTACTAACGTTACAGTAATAGGAGATTCATCTCCAAGAGTAGTTGCTGTAATTTTTCTACCTGTCGCAGTTCCAAAACTTGTATTGGCTAAAGTGAAAGTAGATGTTGGTCTAGCTGCAACAGCAACATAGGTATTGCTTGATGCATTAGTATCTTCAAAAAATCTCGATTTAACATCACCTTGAAACATAAAATAAATTCTCCTTGTGTAATTATACCCTTAACCCCTAGGGGCGTAAAGATACGCCCCTAAGATATATTTTTATTACGCTCCTGGAGAACCGAAGATTCCTCTAGGGTCAGACCAACCGAAGCTGTATCTTTCTCTAGCTTTGAATCTAACGTTACCAGTGTCGAAATCTCCTTCAATCGCTGTTTTAATTGGCGATCTTACGAAGTTTTTCAAACCGTTTGGCGCATCAGTCATAATGAAGAATGCATCAGTATCAGTTAAGAAATGGTTAACTCTGTAACCTTCTGGAACCATACCCATGTTCATCATTGCATTGATGTCGTTTTTCGCAAACGCATTTGATCCACCTGGAGTTGTAGATAAAGGTGATTTCATGATTCTCTCAGCAGTAAATTGTAATTCTTTTGGAATTATCATTTTTCTACCTTGTAGAGCGATCTTTAATCCTCTTTCGTCTACGAACGCCGCGATGTCAATCAACGCTTGTTCTAACGAAGTTTCTGACAAATCAGAAGCAGTAGAAAGTTCATTTCTGAAAGTTCCACCGTTTGCTAAAGGGTGATCAGTAGTCATAAGTGCTTTACCGTCACCACCATTGTATGAACCACTAGTGTCAAAACCGTTGTTCAAAATGTTAGCAGCTGTGATTTGTTTAGATTGCGCCATTGATCTTGCAAGAGCTCTTGTGTATCTGCCTGCTAATCTGTCGTATAAGTTATCTTCGATAGCCTCTTCTGTGATCGCAAATCCTAGCGCCACAGTATTGTGAGTGTATCTTGATGTATACGCTTCAGTAGCTTGGTCCATAGTGACCATAGCACCTTCTGCTTTAGTAGCAGCAGTGCCGAAGCCAGATAACATTACTTCTTCTTCAAACGCTCTGTCTGAAGATTCTGAAGCAAAGATCTCTGCATGTTCATTGTCGTATCTGTTGTATTCCAGGCCAAATAGTGCATTCAAACCTGGCTCTAGTTCTTTAACTAGTTGTGATCTTGATATAGCCATAATTTATAATCTCCTATTATTATAAGCCTGTGCCTTGATCGTAGAAATGGTTATTAATTCTAACCAATACATCCACGTTCACGCTTCCAGCAGTGTCGTTTTGCGTATCTTGCGAAACGTCAATTGCTTGAAGAACAGTTCCACTTGTTGTTAAACCAGAAACACTGTAGTCCATTTGAACTTCAGAAATTCCAGTTAAAGTGTTACCTGTTGCAGTTGTTATTGCAAAGTTTTTAAAGATGTCTGCCACAGCAAACGCTCCATCAGAATCTACTGAATAAACTACATGCGGGTCATCGATAACAGTAGCGACGATGTCACTAGCGTTAACAGTTCCTGGATAATAGTTTTTCCAAGTAGGCTTTTGAGTTGTAGGGTCTGTGTAGAACACTCCGTTAAAAACGCCCACTACAAGATCAGAAGTATTTGCTACTGCTCTTTCGATACCGCCACCTGTTACAGGTTTTACCAAGTCACCTTGATAAATCGGAGTACCGTAGTTCGCAGCAATTCTGTATCTGTTTTGCGCGTTAATAAATGGAGAGCCATCTAACTTTCTTACCGGTCTTAGACCGTATTTTTCAGCTACA